CCCTCTGGTGTGTCTGCAATATGATTGAAGAAAAATGTTTTTGCAGTAAATGATAATGTGTATATTAATGCTCTTCTTGTAGAAAAATCACCCTCATAATCATCTTGTTGTGCAATATTTTGTAATACCATTGGTATATCTCTTTTCTCACCAATAGATTTTATCAAATCGATTGATATATTAAAACCTGGTTGAAAGAAAGGTAATATCTGTTCTAAAATTTGCAGTCCATCATCTTGAGTTTTTACTAAAATATTCAAATCAAATCCAAGATTATAAGGAACAGGCATAAAAACCTTTTTCATTTGATTATTATTTACATCTTGAGCTTTAAATGTTTGTGTAATACCTGCTTTTCTTGTAGAGTCGTAAGAGATATTTGTAATCTCAAAAGACATTCTTGGTAATGTAATTTGAGTTGCCTTATTTAATTCTGCCTGTTGTGTAATTCTCGCTAAAAACTTTTGTCTTGGTCCATATGCAACTGGAACTTTCATATCCGATATAACATTTCCTGCACCATCATCATGTCGCACATGAATATCATTAAACAATGTGCCGAATGCAATTACAGTTTTTCTTATAATTTGATGATAAAAATAATTTCCTAACATTTTTCTACGCTAATAACTCCGATCCACCTAATATTAAACCACTATCCATTGCTAAATTATACATTTTATCATGTATACTATCATCAACTTCAGTAGTCCATTTTGCTGTGTTTTCTGTTGCTATCCAACATTGCAAAGTATCGATAATTGCTGTTGGAAGATTATAATCAAACCAAGGATCATATGGTAATTTATCTGATGATTTAAAAGGTTTAGTCATTTAAAAACTCCCAAATGGATTTGATTCCGAAAAGTCAATAATTAAGTCTGCTTCCGACTCAAATATATCTCCTTCATTGTATTTATCGGTAGTATTATCCTCATCAAATGTAGAAACACTGAATATTGCACCAGATGTAAGTCCTTTGATATCTTCGCCAGGAAAGAATCCTGTCGTAGTGGTTCCGATTCCAACATTACCAACTTTAAGTATTTTAGTATCATAATCCCAATTCTTAACTCTTGCTTGAGTTCCTGAACGCATTCCTTGAACAACCTCATTAAAGTGATAAGTTCCAATTCCACTAATTGTTTCTGGATTAGATATTGTAACTGTAGGTGCTGATGTATATGCTGCACCAGGATTGGATACAAATATTGAGTTAACACGATTAAATCCACTTGATGGGTCAATACCTATGGATGCAATACCAATGGCTCTATCAGATGCAACACCAGCATTTGGAACTGGAATTGTTACTGTTGGTTCAGTTCCATATCCAACACCAGTATCATTTATAACAAATCTGATAATACCATTCGTTGCAGTATTAATTGAACAAGTTGCTGCTGCACCTGTTCCACCACCACCTGAGATTGTAAATGTAGGTGCTTCTGTATAACCAAAACCAGCATTCGTTAATAATATTTTTTCAACAGATCTTACACCTGCTCTTTCTGTTGTAAATGCAACTGCTGTAGCATTAGAACCAGATAAACCAGAGGGAGATGTGCTTATTGAAACAACAGGAGTTCCTGTAAATCCTGAACCATCATTATTTAAGAATATTTCACGAATATAACCACTATTAACAATTGCAGATGCAGATGCAGTTCTACCAACTCCAACAAGTTGAAGGTTTGCAATATACCCTTCATCTTCAACTTGTGTGTCAATTAAATCTATTGAAGTATCAATGACTTCATCCTCATATTCAAATAGTTCACATTTAAGTTTGTAAACGTAATTGCTACCTAGTTGATAAAATGGTTCTTCATGCTCTACAAATTTTATCTCAAATAACCTTTGACCTAATGGAAAAAATACTAAGTCACCTTCACGAGGACGGGATGATAATTCAATGTCATCATCTGCATCCATAAATGGTGCAATAAATTCTTCAAATCTTTCTTTTGAAATGGTAAGAGTTACTTCGTCTCTTAAACTCATACCAAATTTTGTTAATACATCTCCAGCACCTGCATATCCATCATAGTTATCCACATATGCTTCAATTAAAAAGTTATCATCAAATTTAGATGCTTGAACTTCTTCAATAATTGATGATTGATTTACAAATTTTCTTGGAATAAATGTTACTTCTACACCATAAATTTTTAGATGTTCATTAATTAAACTTTGAACTAACCTTTGCTCACCTCTTGAACCTTGTAGAAAATGTGGATTTAATGCCATTATTCATCACCCAATGAAGTCTAGAGGAGGTGTCTCATAGTCCATCATCATTCTTGACCTGAGTTCCTCTATCTCTCTAACTCCATCATCGTAGATTTCTCTTCCATTCAGTTCGATTCCGCCTGGTAATTTGGTTCCTCTAAATTTAATTAAATTCATTCCCCATTGTTTTTTCATCAATGCAACAAAATAACGTTTTACAAATGGATCATTGTAAACTTGCTTATATTCTTCTGGGTCAAGAGCACGAAAACAATCTATTATAATAAATGTATCTTTTGATTGAGAACCCCAATCAATATCCAAATATAATCTATCTTGTCTTTGATTAAATCTTATCTGTTTATCAGTAGTGAGTAAAAAATCTATATCTTCAAGATAAGTTTTTGTCATTGCATATTGTAATAGTTCAACTGAGTTAAAATAATATAAGTCATTTAAGAACAACTGATATTTAATACTAAACATTCCACCTGATATAGAACTCGTATCAAATTTAAATATTTTATTTACTCCTATTACGTGCTCTGGCACTGATATAAAGTTTGAACTCTCATAGAAATTGCTTGATACAGTTCCTGCACTAGTAGTTGTTATACCAGTTGTAGTAACTATCCCAACTCCATCTGTTCCTTGTGCTCTACCCCTATCTAAATCCTCTTGAGTAATTTTGTATTTGAGATACATTCTCTCAATACCATTATAATGACGTTCTTGATATAACTGAAGAGTATCATCAAGAGCATCATGAATTTGGTCAGTGTCAAGGTTTATTTCCAAAACAGGATAACCCAGTTTACGCAAACCGAAATTTATAAGTTGTCCTCTACTTTGTGGTGTCGCCATTACTATCCGTGAAATTTGCGAGTTGCTCTAAAAGTTCGTTTTTTTCTTTTTCAAAATCATTTTTTAGAGTTTGGAGTTTTGCCTCCAAAAGAACGTTTTGGTTTAATGCTGATGCTAGTTTTGTATGATATAAGTTCACTAACACATTAATGTCTACTTCACTGTTTTGTTGCATACTAGAATGTTCCTCCGTCCAGGGTTGATGTCCAATGTGGTTTATTTACATAAACGTTTGTTGCAGCAGCGGGAACTGATGCTAAATTAGCAATAGCACCACTTGCACCTTCTTTTCTTAAATTACCAGATGTGTTAAATGTTCCCTCCACACCAATTAAATTAACAGAAGTTCCACCACTTACTGCAGATTCAACAACACCAAAAGCACCTGAACCATCTTGTTTGACAATATCACCGACTGCTACTGTTATAGCAGCACTTAAAGAACTAAGTGTAATTTTTGTAATAGCTGTTAATACCTGCTTGGATGTAATGACTGGAGTTTGTGGATTATTTGTTGATCTCTGTAAACCAGTATCATCAAACCATACAACACCACCTGAAGAAAAGTTACCTGACTGATAGTAGATACCTTTAATATCTAAGAAACCTTTTGCACCTGTAACTACACTTGCTGTTATGGTTGCATCAGGAACATAAGTCCATCTACGACTGTTATCACCGTGAGTTCCATGATTACCTGTTCCAGCAGTGCTAGATGCGATTGAGCTATCATCTAATCCAAAGAAACCATCGGTTGAGTTTGCAGTTCCAATACCAGTATTATATGTAAATCCAAGTCCACGGTCAGTATTAGTATCTGTTGCATGTACAACTGAGAATGTGGTTTGTGTGCTTATTCCAGCGACAGTTGTGCCTTGGAAGGTAAGCATTTTTGCACCAGTGTTTATTGCTGTAACAGTCGTAATACCACTTGCTGAGAAACTTGAATGCAACAAAGTATCATTAACTGCGATACCTGTTACCTGATCAACTATAACTGTAGAAACACCAGATTGAACTGTTACCATTACAGTTCTTGTGCTGGTAGTATCACCAACCATCATGATTGGATCATTAACGGTTGTTTGAGTTGAGTTAACTGTTGTAGTTGTACCATCAACTTGTAAGTTACCTTTGATGATAACATCACCTTCATTACTTAATCCATCTGGATAAGGGTCAATGAATATCTTGTTACCTGCACCTGCAAGTGAAGAAATGACATTGGTTGCAATTTTAATGTTTCCAAATCTTGCATTACTACCATCGGCAACTAAATCACCACCAACATAAACATTTTTTTCTACTCCAATTCCACCTTCAAATATAACTGAACCTGTATCTTTTGAAGTTGATTGAGTTGCAATATTAAATCGAACATCAGCACCTGTAAATGTTAACTTATCTGTTCCATTCTCATCATATTCAATCTTTGAATCTGAGGCTGATGTTCCATTTGCTCCTCCACCGAAACCCAAGAAGGTATCGTCAGGTATCATTACCTCACCAGATCCATTCGGATTTAATATTAAATCACCATCTGTATCAGATGAAGATACCGTATTTGCATCTAAAGTAATATTATCTACATTCCATACATCTATTTTTCTACTACTATCAAGTATTGCTACAATACCACCATCACTATTTCTTGTGTTTGTCACACCTGCTAGAGCACCAGGTGTGTGCTCCATCATGGATGTATAGTAATGTCCTGCAACTGGATTAACGTTTGTTCCGTCATCTCCTAAAAATACTCTGTCTTTGTATTGATTTGTGCCTCCGTAACTGCCAATACCAGTTACATATGCC